CCGCGGGCGCGTTTCGCATGTCCTCTTTAGCTCCTGGCCTCGCCCGAATCGTCCCGGATGTTTCGTTGAGGATTGAGCGCGCACGGCGCACGCTTGCACGATGCCGACGCGCCCGCCTGAGTTCGATGTTCGCGCTCTGATTAGCGCGTGCGAGGCGATCCCGCTGACGCGCTCGGAGATCGCGCGGCGTGCGGGCGTGTATCCCTCGACGATCACGCGACTCGCGAACGGCGAGCGCGGCGTGCGTACCTCTCATCGGACATATGAAGGTATCCGGGCAATTTTGCCCACTGGCAAAACGTAGAGCGATCACATACGCGCCGACTCCTTATGCGAGCCGGCGCGATGTACACGCGCGAAGTCAACGTCACCCATATCGCGAACGTCGCCCTCGAAGTCCGCTCGATCACCGAGAGCGCGGACGGTACGCGGCGGCTGAGCGGTATCGCGTCGACGCCGAGCGTCGACCGGATGGGCGACGTCCTGCTTCCGATGGGCGCGCAGTTCTCGCTTCCGCTTCCGCTGTTCTGGAATCACGACTCGACGCGCGTCATGGGAACCGTCCGGACGGCGAAGGTCACGCCGAACGGGATCGAGATCGAGGCGGACTTCAACCCGAATGAACCCGACATGCCCCGCGCCATCCTGTCCTATTGGGCGCAGGTCAAGGCCGGGATGGTTCGCTTCCTCTCCGTCGGCTTTCGCCCGCTGAAGTCGAAGGCGGGAAAGACGGGGAACATCTTCTCGGAGTGGGAACTGCTCGAAGTCTCGGCGGTTCCTGTTCCCGCGAATCCCGATTGTGCGATCACCGCTGTACGCGCTTTTCCCGTTCCGGGTCGTCACGCGCCTCCGCGTGCAGTGCCCGCCGTGATCGCGCCGCGGCCTCATGCCGGCGCTGCAGCCGCTCTCGCCATCCGTTCCGGGGCGAAGACAATGAACACTGCAGAAAAGATCGCGAGCGCGAAGGCGCGCCTCGCGGATATGCGTCAGCGCGTGGCCGATCTGGCGAACGCGGACGAGATCGACGACGAAGCGTCGACCGAGATCGAAGAGATCACGGAAACGATCACGCGCGAAGAGCGCACGCTGAAGGCGCTCGAAGCCGCGCACGCCGTCACGATGGGTCGCGTCACGCCGGTCGCCGGCGAACTGATGCCGGCTGCGAATGCGGGCGCATCGCGCCAGCGCGCGACCGTCATCCGTCAGCGCGATCCGGTGAAGGCCGACCTGATCTGGAAGGGCCTCACGGCCGCGGTCCGTTCCTTCATCGACCGCCGCGACCTCGGCGACACGCTCGCGCGCACGTATCCGGGGAACAGCGACCTCGAACTCTTCATGAAGGCCGCGACCGCACCGGCGCGGACCGACGTCAGCGGATGGGCGTCGGAACTCGTGATGTTCACGCAGGGCGAATACATCGACGCGCTCGCGCCGATCTCCGTCTATGCCGCGTTGACCGCGCAGGGGTCGCGCTTCTCGTTCGGTCGCGCGGGTTCGATTCGACTCCCCGGCCGCGGCGGGACGCCGGGCGTCGATCTCGCCGGCGATTGGATCGGCGAAGGGAACCCGATCCCGGTCCGGCAGACGACGATCCGTCAGGTCACGCTCGTCCCGAACAAGCTCGCCGTTATCTCGACCTTCACGCGTGAACTCGCGCTGCACTCGACCCCGGCGATCGAGGCACTGCTTCGCGACGAAATTCTTCGCGACACGTCGATCGCGCTCGATCACTTCCTGCTCGACAACGTCGGCGCAGGTTCGACGCGTCCCGCGGGTCTGCTGTTTGGCGTGACGCCGGTCGCCTCGACGGGCGCGGGCTTCGAGAACATGAAGGCCGACATCGTCGCCGCGATCACCGCGATCACCGCGAACGGCGGCGGGCGGAACATCGTGACGATTATGAACCCGGCGCAGGCACTGGCCGCGCAGTTTATGACCGACGCGACGGGCGGCTTCCTGTTCGCCGACGACATGTCGCGCGGCTCGCTGATGGGATCGAAGCTCATCGTCTCGAACAATGTCCCGAACGGGACGGTCATCGTTCTCGACGCGGCCGACTTCGCGTCTGCGCTCGGCGATGTGCCCGCGTTCGACGTGAGCGACACCGCGACGCTCCACATGGAAGGCGTCACCGCGAACGTCAAGCCGATCACCGGCCCGACGCCGACGGATGTCGCCGTGCCCGTGCGTTCGCTCTGGCAGACCGCCTCGATCGGCGTCCGCATGATTCAGGAAGTCTCGTGGGGTATGCGTCGGCCCGGCATGGTCTACGCGATCAGCGGCGTCGCTTGGTAACACCAACTCGCCCGGACTGCTCACGCGGTCCGGGCGTTTTTTCGTTTCGTCACCGATGGGGATCACATGGACACGCAACCGTTTACCGCAGCGCGCACGCGCGATCGCGCGGTCTTCTTCATTCTCGGCATCGTCGCGACGCTGATCGTTCAGTTCTTCGTTCCGAGCGCGCACGCGCAGGACGTCACCGCGACGTCGACGTCGGGCAGTAACTCGAACTCGATCAGCGGAAGCGTGTCGTCTGCGACGCAGAACCTCGGCGCGACGCAGGGCAACGCGCAGAACATCACCTTCAACTCGCCGCCGCAGCGCGAACGGACACGCCTCGACACAAACTCAGCGATCCCGCTGACGGCGGCGGTCTCGTTCTCGTCGGACTACTGCGGCGGCGTGTCGTCAGGCGGCGCGTCCGCGGCCGGCGTGTCGCTCGGTTTCTCGAAGCCCGTCGTCGACGGTAACTGTCAGTCGATGCGACGCGCCGAGAAGTTCGGCGTGATGGCCGTGACCGCGTCGAACATGGGCGACCGCACGACGGCATCGCGCCTGCTCTCGCTCGCGATCTGGGAACTCTGCACCGCAGAAGCGAACGCGCGACCGCGCGGACGTTACGGCGCCGACGGCGTTCCGTCGACCGAGTCGGCGTGTCTGAAGATGGCGCTCGTCGCGGGCGATGCACTTCCGCCCGTCGTGTCGAATCCGCAACCCGTCGCGCGTGCAGATGACCGCGCACTCATTCCGCCGCCGCCGCCGTCGAACGACGACGCCGCGAAAAAGATGAAGGCGAAAGACGAGCAGGAAAAAGCGACCGCGAAGTCGCCGCCCGTCGCGATGGTCTGGCGCCCGCGTCCGTAACGCATCCGCCCATGCGAACGGCCGACGCATGGGGAACACATCGGCCGACTCGATCCCTCTCTCGGAGTTACATCACATGAAGCGTCTCCTCATCACCGCGGCACTCTCGCTGCTCGTCGCTGCGCCCGCGTTCGCGTTCGACATCGGTATCGGCGTCGGTCAGGCCGGCTCGCAGTCGACCTCGACGGGCGGCGCGCAGTCGCAGGGCGCCAGCGGCGCCGCGCTTGCGGGCTTCACCGCGCAGCAGTCGGGCGCCGCGGCTCAGTCGAACGGCGCAGCGACGGCCGGCTTCAACGGGAATAACTCGTTCGCCGCGTCGACGCATACGTACCAGACGCAGCAGGCGGGCGGCGCCGTCGCGCTCGGTCTCGCGGGTTCGCAGAACTCGAACGTCGCGCTCGCGACGGGCGGCTCGCAGGGCGTCGCGCTCGGTCAGTTCGCTTACATCTTCGTCAGCCCCTGAGCTGACGCGCTTCGCCTGCTGACGCGTAGTCAGCCGCGCGGCGGTCGTTGTCCCCATGACGACGCGTCGCAGGCGTCACCGGGTCCGATCCGGTGGCGCCACCTATTCCGCGAGGGCGCAGTGATGCCGATGCTCTATGTCTTCCGACGCGTGTCGGAATTGCAGAACCGTCAGGGCTGGATTCATGTCCCCGACGATGCACTCGCTGCGCGTCTGCTGAAGGAAGGCAAGGCCGCGCCGCGCTTCAACGGTCAGCGCGTCGAACCGGCGCCGCGTCCCGGCTCTGCTGCAGCGATTCAAGCCGCCGCGACTGAGTCGGTCGCGCCTGCGCCGCCTGCGGATGACGAGCCGCCGCGCAAGTCGCGCAAGTCGACGAAATGAACGCACGCGTCGCAGCGTCGCCGCCGCTCGGTCTGCGCGCGCGCGTGCAGCGCGCACTCGCTCGCGCGCTTCCGACGTGGACAAACCCCGGACCCGTCACCGCGGGCGGCATCTATACGCAAGACTCGGGCTATCTGCCGAACTGCCTCGACCTGAACTACTGGCAGGAAGGACGGCGCGGCACGTATGCGCCCGAGTGCGCGGCCGTCGAGGCGTGCGTCGGCGCGTACGCGCAGACCGCGGCGATGCTTCCGGGGACGCACTGGCGAAAGCTCTCGAACGGCGGACGCGAACGCGTCGACGCGTCACCGCTTGCACGCGTGCTGCACCGGCCGAACCCGTACCAGACGCGCAGCGACTTCATCCTGAACATCGTCCGCGCGCTGTACTTCCGCGGCAATGCGTACGCGCTCGCCGAGCGGGACGAACGCGACGCGATCGTCGCGCTGCATCCGCTGATGCCGACCGCCTGCGCCGCGTACATCGCGCCGGATGGGAGCGAAGTCTTCTATTCGATCGCGCCGACGGACCTGACGCCGCGTGATGACGACGGACTCTGGCCGTATGACCCGCAGCGCATGGTCCCGGCGCGCGACGTCTGGCATGTGCGCCTGCATACGCCGCGCTCGCCGCTGACCGGCGAGACGCCGCTCGCTGCAGCCTCGCTCGCGATCGCCGCGAACATGGGGATCAGCGCGCAGCAGCAGGTCTTCGCGTCGAACATGTCGCGCCCGTCGGGCGTTCTCTCCACGCCGGCGACGCTGACCGTCGAGCAGATGACGCAGCTCCGCGCCGCGTGGAATCAGCAGAGCGCGGGGATCAATGCGGGCGGCGTCCCGATTCTCTCGCAGGGTCTGGAGTGGAAGCCGCTCTCGATGACCGCGGCCGACGCGCAACTGATTCAGTTTTACAAGCTCTCGATCGCCGACATCGCGCGCGTCATGCGCGTCCCGCTTCCGCTGATCGGCGAGAGCGACGCGACGTTCGCGAACACCGAGACGCTGATGCAGTTCTGGGTCGCGTCCGGTCTCGGGTTCCTGCTCGAACATCTGGAGACGAGCCTCGACGCGCTGTTCGCGTTGCCGTCTGACGAGTACTGCGAACTCGACACGGCCGCGCTCCTGCGCTCGAACTTCAAGGAACGGATCGAGGCGGTCGTTCGCGGCGTGCAGGGCGGCGTCTTTACGCCGAACGAAGGCCGGAACACCGAAGGACTCCCGAGCGTCGAGGGCGGCGACGAGCCGCGGATGCAGCAGCAGGTCGTCCCGCTCACGTATTGGGAGCGCGAACTCGAACTGAAGGAGCAGGCCGCGAAGAACCCGCCGCCTGCAGCGTCTCCCGCGGCGTCTGCGCCGCACGCGCCCGTCGTCCCCCCCGGTGACACCGCCGCGAACGACGACGCCGCACAGGCGCGTCAGGCGCTGCTGACGACGATCCGCGCCATCGACACGCGCGCCGCGCAGGACGCGGTGCGTCACGCCGGCGAACTCGCCGCGGTGCGCGCGGAGTTCGACGTTCTGCAGCAGGCGGTCGACGAGCGGATCGAGGAAGCGGTTCGCGAGGCGGTCGCCGAAGCGGTCGACCGCATGACGCGCCGAGTCGATCAGCGCGTCGCCGACCTGAGCGATCGCAGCGTCGCCGCGCTGGAGCGCGCCGCAGCGGTTCGCGATGGGGAGCAGGGGCCGCCCGGTCCGGTCGGGCCTGAAGGCCGCGAGGGATCGCTCTCGCAGGTCGTCGCGCATGAACCCGGCGCGATCTATCGCGCGGGCGACTTCGTCGCGTTGCCTGCCGATCACGCGACCGGGTGGGCGATCGCGCGAGCGGACGCGGATACGTATGACCTCCCCGGCGAACCGGGCGCGCCGTGGACGCCGTACGTCTGGCACGGGCGCCGCGGTCCCGCGGGTCTGCGCTGGTGCGGCGAGCATCGCGCCGGCGAGTTCTACCGCGAGGGCGACGCGGTCCGCAGCGAGAGCGGCGCGGCATGGATTCGGACCGCGCCGGGGACGAGTGTCGGCCTGCCCGGCGATGGGTGGGAGCTGCTCGTGAAGCAGGGACCCACGGGCGGACGCGGAAAGATGGGCGAGCGCGGACCGGCCGGCGTCGGCGTGGCGGCACTCGAAGTCGACGACGCGCAGCTCGTCGTCACGTTGACCGACGGAAGCGCGCAGCGTCTGCCGTTGCCCGTCGTGTATCTGGAGACGCGGCCGTGAGCCGGCTCGTCCGCATCGTTCGCGATGACGCCGCGTGGACCGCGTACCTGCTCGACGACTTCAAGCAGTGGGCGCGCATCGACCATACCGACGACGACGCGTCGCTGAAGCTGATGCTCGCGAGCGTGACCGATCTGCTCGAACGTCAGCTCGGGATCAGCATCGCGCCGGCCGGCTGGCATTGGGTCCCGCGCGAAGCGAATGACCCGCTCGACACGATCGACCGCGGGCCGTGTCATCACGCGCGTCAGCTCTGGACGTATGTCCCCGTTCCGTTCCGCGGCGCGATCGAGTTCACCGTATCGCGCGCGTCCGGTGACGTGACGTCGGAGTTCGTTCTCGACGGCGACACGCATCCGGGCAACTTCGGTCAGCAGTACCTCGCGGCGGTTTCGGGGGCGGCGGGCGTCGCGGTCGATGACGCCGTGATGCTCGCCGTCGGTTTCGATCCCGCGAAGGACTCGATCGAGCAGCTCCCGCCCGCGTTGCTCGACGTGCTGTTTCGTTACGCGCTTTACATCTGGGAGAACCGCGAGTCGGTCGTCGTCGGGAACACCGTCAACGAGATGCCCGACTTCCTCTCGCGCGCGTGGGCGCCGTTCTGGACGCCTCGGGTCTGATGATGAAGATCGGACCGCTCCGCGACTTCGTCCGCATCGAGAGCGTCACGAGCGCGCGCGATGGAATGGGCGCGCCGGTGCGGACGTGGGCGCCGCTCTGGGAAGCGCACGCGCAGATCGAGACGCTGTCGGGTCGCGAGTACTTCACCGGCACGCGTGAGGAGGCGAGCGACACGGTCCGCATTTACATGCGCTTCCCGCCGAAGGACCTGAACGTGACGTCGGAGTGCCGCGCGATCGACACGCGCCGCGGCATCACTTACGCGATCACCGCCGTCCTCTTCGATGCGAAGCGGACGCTCCTGACGCTCGCGGGAATCTCGGGGGTCAGCGATGGGTAACTTCACGACCGAAGTGAAGGGCCTGCGCCAGCTCATGTACAACCTGCGCGAGTTCGGGTCCGATCGCGTGCAGCAGCGCATCTGCAAAGCCGCGCTGCAGTACGCCGCGCGTCCTATCTCGGCGAAGGGAAAGGCCGACGCGCGTCAGCTCGGTCTCGCGTACATCGGCCTCGTCGAATCGCACACCTCGCGCGGCGTCCATGAATATCAACGCTATGGACGCATCCCGCGCTCGATCAAGGTCGGCCGCGCGTACGTTCCGAAGAACGACCCGAACGCGATCCGCGTCAACGTCGGCGCGCGCAGTCAGCGGCGTCGCGGCATCTTTCGCAACCGCGCGCCGCACGCGCACCTGATCGAGTACGGCTTCACCGATCGCGGCGGTCGCTGGCATCCGGGGACGCCGTTCCTCGGGCCGGCGCTCGACGCGCTCGCGGGCGAAGTCATCGAGCGCATGGCCGCGGAGATGTCGCGGAAGATCGACGAACTGAGGTTCCCGACGTGAGCGTCGAAGCGCGCCTGCTCGCGATCCTCGACGCGTCGACGCGTCCGGAACTCGTCGCGGTTCCGAAGTACTACGGCTACGCGCCGCAGACCGACGAGAAGACGCCGACGCCGCTCCCGCTGCTCGTGATGCAGCGCACCGGCTCGAACTGGACGACCGACATGTGCGGCACGCGTCCGCGTCCCTGTTTCGTGACGCTGAACATCACGCACGTCGCACGAACGAACGAAGCCGCACGCGCGCAGGCGCAGGCCGCGCGGCTGGAGCTGATCGCCTGCGCCGAGATGCCGCGACTCGATGGCGAGACGGAAGACTTCGACCCGGACCTGCGGGGATGGGCCGTGATTCAGACGTTCACCGCGGACGACGACTCCCCCGACGTTACATAACGAGGACTGCACACATGTCTGCTTTTTCTACTAAGGGCCTCACCGTCTGGCTGGAGCAGAAGCCCGGCCCGACGCCGACGCCGGTCACGATCACCGCGGCGACGAACTCGAAGCCGAGCGTCGTCACCGTCAGCTCGATCGACGTCACGAAGTTCGTCGCGGGCGACATCGTCACGATGGCCGGGACCGGCATCTCGTCGCTCGACGGGAAGTCGTTCATCGTCGGCGACGTCGACGACGCGACGTTCGCGATCACGCTCAATGGCTCGGACGCGAGCAGCGCGACCGCGTCGGCGACGGCCGGCACGATCACGAACATGACGACCGCGTTCGTCGAGTTCTGCACGGCGACGCTGGAGTATCAGCAGCAGGCCGCGCAGGCGATCAGCGTCGGAACGACGTGCAACCCGAGCGCGCAGATCGCGGGCGAACCGCAGGCCGGCACGGTCTCAATCACCGGCTTCGTCGACTACGACCTTCCCGGCTTCCTCGAACTGAAGCAGGCGCTCGACGATCAGCTCCCGCGGAACATCTGGGTAAAGCTCCCCGTCTCGGCGGTCCCGAGCGGTAACGGCGCCATCATCTATCCGGGCGCGGTCGCCTCGGGTTACTCGGAGTCGTTCGGCGTCGGTCAGGCGTCGACGTTTACCGCTGAGTTCACGCTCAGCAGCCGCCCCGTCGAGATCGTGGACTGATCGCCATGACGACCGCGACCCGCCGTCGTGAAGTGATCGACGCGCCTGAACTCGGCGCGTCGGTCGCGCTCGTCGAATGTTCCGTCGACGAGGTTCTGCATCTGCTCGAAATTGCAGAAGACGGGAAGACGATCCCGCTCATGCTCGCCGCGCTCGGCGCCTCGCTCGAAGTCGACGGGAAGCGCATCACCGAGACCGACATCCGCGCGATGAAGGCGAGCGTCGTGAAGTCGCTGCTTCGTCTCGGTCCGCTCGCGCTGCGCGTGAACTCGATCATCCCCGAGGAAACGGAGGACGGCGAAAAAAAACCCTAACGCCGATGCAGCGCGTCATGCACGCGCTCGCGCTGCGGCTCGGCGTTCCGGTCTACCAACTGCGCGCGGAGATGCCCGCGTCGGAGTTCGCGGGCTGGCTTCTGTACTTCAAGGAAGAAGCGAACGCGCGAAGCGGTCCCGAGCCGCCGAGCATCGACGACGTAGACCCGAAGACATTCATCGCAGGACTCGGAGGCGGTACTCGTGGCAGCTAAGGCCGGTCGACTGCAGGTTCAGCTCGAACTCGAAGTCGCGCAACTGAAGCGCGACCTCGCGACGACGAACGCGCTCATCGCGAAGTCGACCGACAAGATTCAGAGTGACCTGAAGAAGGCGACGAACGCGTCGAACTCATTCTTCAGCTCGATCAAGACCGGTCTGCAGCTCGTCGGCGCGGCGGAGATCGCGAAGGGTCTCGGCGCAGTCTTCACCGACATCATCGAAGACATGGGCCGGATCAATGACGAGTCGGCCAAGCTCGGCGACACGGTCGAGATGTTTCAGCGTCTGGAGCAGGCCGCGGGCCTGTCGGGCGTCGAGATGGAGTCGGTCGTCAAGGCGTCCAACAAACTGCAGCTCAACCTGCAGAAGATCGCGAGCGGCGACGGCGATGACGCCGCCGCGGCGCTGAAGTCGATCGGCGTCGAGCTGAAGGATATACAGGGCTTGTCGCCGGGCGAGGCGTTCCTGAAGGTCGCGGGCGCGCTCGGGTCGACCGCGGGACGCGGCAAGGAAGCCGCGGCCGGGACCGCGCTGTTCTCGAAGGCGTGGCAGGACCTGATCCCCTTCATCTCGCAGGGCGAGCAGGGGATGCGCGACGCGATGGCTGCGGCGCACGTCATGTCGGCGGAAGTCATCAAGGCCGGCGACGACTTCGGCGACACGTTCGACGCGATGAAGACGTCGATCCGTTCGTTCCTCGGCGAAGCGATCGGCCCGCTGCTTCCGATCGTGACGCAGCTCGTCACGGCGCTCGCGAAGTTTCCGGGCCTCGCGACGTCGGTCGGCTCATCGGCGGGGGCCGCGAGCGGTCAGGTCACGGCGCTGGCGCTCGGGCTGAAGGTCGTCGCGAATAGCCTCCTCGCGTTCACGTCGATCGCCGTGCTGACGCAGACCGCGATTAACAGCCTCGCGGGCGCGTTCGGCGTCTGGGCGGCGTCGATCGTGGACGACGTCAAGGTCGTCACGGATACGCTGGTCACGCTGAAAAACCCGTCGAGCTGGCTCGTCGCGGGCGACGTGATCGCCGGCGCCGAGAAACGGCTCGACCTGATCGCGCAGGCGCGCTCGGCAACGCTCGCGAAGCAGAAAGACGAGTTCGTCGCGACGTATAAGGCGATGAACGCGGCGGTCCTCTCCGGCTCGGCCGCCATCTCGAACGCGGGCCTCGATCCGAACGCAGCGAAGGACGCCGCCGCGCAGGCCGCCGCCGCCGCCGCCGCGCAAGCCGCCGCCGCTGCAGCCGCCGAGCAGGCCGACAAGGACGCGCAGGGCCGCGCGGATGCGAAGGCGAAGGCCGCGAAGGATGCCGCGGCTGCAGCGAAGGCAACGGCGGACGCGCAGGCGGAAGCGGCGCGGATGCAGAAGCAGGCGGACGAGGACGCCGCGAAGGCCGCGCAGCAGCGCACGGATGCACAGATGGCCGAATGGACCGCGCGCAAAAAGGCGAACCTCGACCTCGAAGAATCGGAGAAGCGGCTCGCCGGGCTGAGCGATCAAGCGATCAAGGACTGGCGTCGTCGCGCGGAGCATATGTCCGACTATGCGATTCGCACCGCGGAAATTAACGATCAGGTCACGCTGAACACGAAGGCCGTCGAAGACAACGCCGCAGCGACGAAGGCCGCGGCCGATGAAGCGCAGGCGCTCGCGGATCAGTGGGGGAGTTTCGTCACCGCGGCGATCGACGACGTCTTCAGCGGACTCACGCAGGGCGCCGACGCGGCGACGGATGCCGTGAAGCGTCTGCTGATTCAGCTCGCCGCGCAGCTCGCCGCGATGAAGGCGATCGAAATCTTCCGATGGGTCAGCGGCTCGGCGAGCCTCGTCGCGAAGGGCGCGGCGTACGGGTTCGGCGGCGCGAAGATGTTCGCGCAGGGCGGCGTCTTCAACTCGCCGACCGCGTTCACCTTCGGCGGCGGTCAGCTCGGCGTCATGGGCGAAGCGGGGCCCGAGGCGGTCATGCCACTGAAGCGCGGCGCGGACGGGAAGCTCGGCGTCGCGGGCGGCGGGATGGTCAACGTCTACAACTACGCCGGCGCGGCGGTATCGGTCGAACGGAACCGCGACGAGACGCGGATCATCATCGACCGCGTCCGGAGTCAGATCGCGGCGGACATCTCGCGCGGCGGGAACTCGATCAGCGGCGCGCTAGAACGCGCCTATGCGGTGCGTCGATGATCGGCGCGACTCCCGCGCTGAAGCGGTTCATCACGCAGGCGCCGAGCGGCGACGCGTGGATCGACACGCTGGAGATCAATCACCCGACGTTCTCGCAGCCGTATGTGCTGATGTGCTTCGAGTATCCGTTCGCGATCACGTTCGAGGACGGACGTCGCTACGATCCGCTCCCGCTCGCGTTCCGCGTCGAACTGCCCGGCGCCGGCACGGGCGGCCGTCAGGATATGTCGATCACGATCGACAACGTCGGCGCGGAAGTCTGGCGCGCGCTCGAACGCGCGCAGACGCAGCCGACGTTTCCGATCGCGGTGACGTGGAGGGTGTACCTGAAGTCGGACGCGAGCGCGCCTGCAGCGCAGCCGCTGCATCTGGCCGTCACCGGCGTGACCGCGACGCTCGACGGCGTGCAGATGCTCGCCGAGCGCAGCGATACCATTAACGCGAAGTGGCCCCGCGTCGTGTATCGGCCCGCGCGCTGGCCCGGACTCGTGCGATGAACGACCTCGCGAACGCGTACGTCGGCCGTCCGTACCGCGACCTCGGGCGCGGGCCTGACGCGTTCGATTGTTGGGGCCTCGTCCTCGATGCGAGCGCGCGTCTCTACGGCGTCACGTTGCCCGACCTGCAGGAGAGCGTCGCGAAGCGGCGCCGCTGGCGCGCACTCGATCAGCTCGTCGCCGGCGCGGTCGTCGCGATGCTCGACCGGCGCGGGCGTGCGTATCACGTCGGCCTCGCGATCGGTCCCGCGTATGTCCTGCACACCGCGCCGATCAGCGGCGCGCGGATCGAGTCGGTCGATCGGATGGCGCGGTTCGCACGCGCGCATTCATGGAGGGCGTACGCGTGGAACGCGTGACGGTCCACTTCATCGCGAACGTCCTCTCGTTCAAGGGCGCCGAACGTCGCGTCGTCGACTTGGGCGATGTCGACACTGTCGGCGAAGCGGTGCGCGTTGCATTTCCTGGCCTTGACTTCGATCGTCTCGTCATCGTGCGTCGCGGGAAGCAGGTCACCGCCGACGCGCCGCTCGACGCGTTCGATCATATCGTCGTCGCGTACCGTCCCGCGATCGTCGCCGTCGGCGGGCTGACGCTGACCGAGCAAATCATCTACGCGGTCGTTTTCGCGGTCGTGTCGTACCTGATTCAGTACCTGCTGCGGCCGAAGGACAAGAAGAACAAGCAGGCGAGCCCCGCCTATAACGTCTCGATCGACCAGAACGCGGCGCGCCTCGCGCAGACGATCCCCGTGATCTATGGCCGTGTCATCGCGCTCCCCGACATCGCGTCGCAGCCGTACTCGGAGTACCTGTCGCAGAACGAGCGCGCGTCGATGATCCTCTGTCTCGGGTATGGCGACTACGAGGTGCACGACATTTTCCTCGGCGAGTCGCGCGTGACCGACTTCCCGACGGGATCGGTCTCGACGTGGGTCATCCCGCCGTCGGTCCATAAGCAGACGCTCGGCAATGTCGAGACGCTGACCGGCATCTGCGAGGACATGATGACGGTCCCCGAAGCCGCGGGCGTCGACCTGTCGGCGCCGAATGATCCGAGCGAACTCGCGGTCGCGGCGAATGCGAACGGCGGCATCCTCGTCCCGGCCGATGAACTGAACGGCTCCGCGTGGCTCGGTCTGATTCCCGGTAACAAGTACACGATCAGCGCATCGACGGGCGGCTCGGTCGTCGCGACGTACATCGGTATCGGGCCGAATAACTCGGCGCAGTTCGACACGGCACTGCCGACGGCGACGCCGACGACGGTCACGTCGACCGGCATCCTGCAGTTCGGAACCGACACGAAGGAAGGGCCGAACGCGGTCCTCACGATGTACCAGACCGCGCCGCTCACGGTCGGCGAGATGATCTATATCAAGGGCGCGGACGCCATCACGCGCGGCGTCTTTCAGGTCTACGCGATCACGCCGCAGAAGCTGCAGTTCAGTCTGCGGCTCTCGGGTCCGGGCTTCGCCTCGACCGATAACACGCCGATCAAGTCGACGCAGAACATCACCGTCATTCGCGGCGCGTACATCGTTTACACGATTACGCCGTACACGCAGACCGGGCAGACGCCGGCCGACCCGTATCGCTGGCGCGGCTGGTACTCCCTGCCCGCGGCCGGGCTGACGATGTCGAAGCTGTACCTCGATGTCGTCTGTCCGAGCGGTCTCGCGTACATCACGGATAAGGGCGACTACCTGCGCGCCGGCGTGTCGATCCGCGTCGAGGTTCAGGAGATCGACATCAACTCGCAGCCGATCGGGACCGTCCTCCCGTATCAGTTTCAGATCACCGGCGCGACGTCGTCGCCGCAGCGCACGACGTACGAAGTCCCGCTGCTGAAGACCGCGCGCTATCGGATGCGCGTCGCGCGCATTAACGACCGCGACCAACGCGCGTCGAAGGAGATCAGCGCGACGTCGCTCGCGTCGATCCGCGCGCGCATCTATCACCCGCCCGGAACCGCGGCATACGAGAACGTCACGTTGATCGCGATGCAGTTCCTCGCGAACGCAGGACTCGCTGCAGGCTCCGCGCGCCGGATCAAGGTCGACTGCACGCGCAAACTCCCGCGGCTCACCGACGGCGCGATCGTCCCGACGACGAACCCGGCCGACGCGTTCGTCGACATTCTGGAAAACACCGATTACGGCGGCGCGCGTCCGACGACCGAAACGGATCGGACGACGCTCGCGCGGTTCTATGGTCAGTGGGGAACGACGCCGGGCTTCTCGGGCATCTTCGATCAGCCGACGACCGTCATCGGCGCGTTGCAGGCCGTCCTCGCGCCGGTCGCGGCGATGCCGCTCCCGATCGGTTCGGTCATGTCCTGCGCGCAGGATGCGCCGCGTCCGCTCGCGTTCGTCTTCGGTCCCGAGACGGTCGTCGCGAACACGCTCGGCATCGGCTACAACTTCGACGGCCTCGATGAACCCGATTGTTTCGAGATCACCTATAACGACCCGATCACGTTCGTCGAGCGTCGCGTTTTCTATCCCGCGCAGGGCGTGCGGTCCGAAGTGATCGAGCTGTTCGGCTGCACGAGTCAGCAGCAGGCGACGGACTGGGCGCGGCTGCGCTGGCAGGAAAAGCAGACGAACCGGAAGACGACACAGTTCGAGCTGGAGGCGGAAGGTTATCTGCTGCGCCCGCTCGATCGTTTCGGCGTCATCATCCCGTCGATCGACGGCGGCTCGGGCGGACTCGTCACGTTCTACGATGGGACGAACCTCGAAGTCGACGCGCCGATCCCGTGGTCGACGACGTCGATTCATTTCAAGAACGAAGACGGCACGCTCTCGCCGCCGTACACGATCACCGCACGGCCGAACATGTTCGCCGCGACCATCGCGAACGGTCCGTCGTCGGCGGCCGTTCACCCGTCCGACATCCGCGGCGATGCGACGCGATGGATCGCAAGCGCGACGCCGGGGAACGATACGTTTTTCGAGTTCAGCGTGACGAACCTCGAACCCGCGGGCGAGATGCGCGTCCGCGTGACGGGTCAGCAGTACACGACGACGAAGTACGCGGGAACTTTCGTGGAGGGCTGGACGACGTGAACCCGAACCCGCTCATCCCGACGCTTCCGCCCGAGCCGCCGCCGATGCTCGCGGACCTTCCGCTCTGGCCCGCTGCACTGCCCGAGCCGGATCGCGACGGCTATCAGTACGATCTGAACTTCGGCGTCGTGCGGACGGCGATGCAGGGCGGCGCGGTGCGTCAGCGTCGGACCGCTTGGGGGATGCACTCGACGATCGCGCTCTCGTTCCGCATGAACACCGCGCAGCTCGGCGTGCTGCAGCTCTTCCTCGATCTGTACGGGTTCGGCTGGTTCGCGATGGACCTCGTCACCGGCGCCGCGCGCGTCATCAATCCGCGGAGCGACTGCCTGCTTCACAAGGTTCGATGCGTCACCGATCCGCTGCACGCGATGATCGCGCCGAACCTCTGGCGCGTGACACTGAACGTCGAAGTCGAAGCGATGCGCGACCCGCGCGCGGACACGACCGTGATCGGTCAGTTCGCGACCGTCGATGACGTCAAGCCGGACACCGTCGATAACCTCACCGATTGGGACACGCTCGCGCTCTAGGAGGCGCGTCTTATGGCTCAGCACGATTACAACGTCGCGAACGCGACCGGCGCGAACTTCCGCGCCGATGTGAATAACGTCCTGCAGGCGATCGTCACCGTGAACTCGGGCGCGGCCGAACCGTCGCCGACGTTCGCCGGGATGCTCTGGCTCGACATGTCAGGCGGCGGCGACGGCATCCTGAAGCGTCGGAACGCGGGGAACTCGGGATGGCTGACCGACATCGGGAAGGATCAGATCGCGCGCGATGCGGCGGCTGCAGCGCAGGCAACCGCCGACGCTGCGATGCCGAAGAGCGGCGGCACGTTCAGCGGACCGATCAATCTCCCGGCCGCGCTCGCGACGAATAATCAGGCGATCAGTCGCGCCGGGGCGGACGTGCTGTATCAGCTCAAACTGCCGACCGCGATCGGTGGCGCGCTGCTGATCGGAACCGCGGGCGGATGGACGTCGACGCTCGCGGCTGCGGCGAACGATAACGTCCTCACCATCTCGGGCGGCTTGCCGAACTGGCAGGCGACCGCGCAGACGGCGAATCCGAACGCGATCGTCCGCGCGAAGAGCGACGGCACGATCGACCCGTCGTTCATCCCCGGCGTCGCGTCGGGTCTGAAGTTCTGCGGCACGTTCAAGCCGGTCGTGAATAACGAATACCCGACGACGGGCGGACACGGCGCCGCGGGCGCGCCTGCGATCGGCGACTTCTGGGTCGTCGATGGACTCACGACGGGCGGGTATACATACCTCGTCGGATCGCTCGCCGGCGTCACCGTCTATAACGGCGACTCGATCGCGTACAACGGCGCCGGCGTTTGGTATCGCATGGGGACGACCGTGAACCTCACGGGCTACCTGAAGACCGACGGCTCCGTCGCGATGGCCGGCGATCTGAATCTCGGGACGTTTCGCGTCACGAATGCGAGCGGCATCATCGCGCGCGCCGGCGCCCTCGTTCCGTTGCAGGGCTTCCGCGTCGACACGACGAACGCGGTCGTCTCACCGCAGCGCAGCAGCGGCCCGGACCTGCCCGTGATGGAAGCCGGCCAGCTCGGGACGGACCTCGGTCGCTCGCAGCTCTTCGTCGGGAACGGAACCTCGAACGCGCGCCTCATCGCGATCCCGTTTCACTCGCAGACCGCGACGTATGCGGGCGGGGACTACGTCTGGAGCGGTGGCAGTTTGTGGCGCGCCATCGGCGCAGTCTCCGCCGGTGCGTTCGCGCCGTCGCAGTGGGCGGCCGTGCTGGATTCGCAAGGCGGAGCGGTTAACGGGTCGCTAATCGTCTCCACGGCAGCCGGCGCGAGTTTCCGCGCGCTCTCGCCGGGACAGACGAATTACATGGACATGGGCGCGGGCCGTACGGGCGTATCCGATCCGGACGGATGGCTCGCCGCGCGCGCTGGCTCGCTGTACCTCTATGCGACGAATCAGATCGCAAAGCTGGACAGTGTGACCGGCATGTTATCCGCGACTAGCCTGCAGTCGAACGGCGGCAACGTCGTGGGAAGCGCGGGATCGATCGTCATCGCGCCCGCCGTCACCGGGACGATCTACTTCCGGCCGAACGGTCCGGGCGCGTCGTCGGCCGAGTGGAAGATCAGCGCGTCGGACGGACATCTCGTCGGCGCGTATCTGGTGAAGGCCGCAGGGTTCGAGGGCGTCACGTCGAACACCGTCATCGCGAACATGACCGGGACAACTTCGGGCGCGATCTATGTCCGCCCGCGCGGTCCCGCGGTCGCCGCGGGTCAGATCGTCATCGACTATGGCGGCTCGATTCAGGTCAGCGCGGACGTTTACGCCGGGTCCGGAAACTACTTCAGTACGTCGACGTCGATGGTCTTTCAGAACATCACGACGCCGGGGCTGATCTATGTGCGCGCGAATACGAACACGACCGGGCAGGCGTACTTCAATCCGCAGGGCGATCTCGCACTGACCGGGAACATCATCGCGGCGAATCATCCCGCGAGCGACGCGCGCATGAAGTCGAACATCACCAACGCACCGCCGCGGCACCTCGACGGCCTGCCTTGGTATGCGTTCACGCTTAACGATGCCGCGCAGCTCGGCGTCATCGCGCAGGACGTGCAAAAGGTCGCGCCCGAGTGGGTGTTCACATTCGGACATCTCGAAAATGGTCAGCTCGTCGACCGCCTCGGCGTGAACTACGGAGGGCTTGCGATGGAGATCGCGCTCGACGTTCTCGCGCGCGTCGCTGCACTCGAAGCTGTCGCAGGTGTTGGCCCCGGCTCGCTCCCGCCGCCGCCCGAACCCGCGCCGTCCGTCTCCCGCATCTTCCGCAAGTCGAGGAAAGCATGAACCCGACCGACGCTCTGCAGTACGTCGCCGCCGTCTGCGGCGACTTCATCCGCACGCTCCCGCCGTCCTCGCAGGGACCGACGCTTCAGGCCGTGAATCAGGCGCTCGGCGTGCTGCAGCCCCTGACGCAGTCGACCGTCGCGCTGATGTCGCCGGCCGACAATCCCGCGCCTACCGAGTAACGGATTCGACGGCGCGTCCGGTGCGTTCGAGCAGTGCGCGCACTGCAGCGTCCGCATCGCTGACGACGGACTCGACGCGCACCTCTTCGGACGAGCGACGCAGGCGTTCGAGGAACACCTCGCGCCAGAACTGCGCGACCGCTTCGTCGCGAAGCACGGGCGGCGCGGGACGCGCGTCGAGTGCGTTCTGCATCGGGCCGGGCGCGGGCTGCAGCGCAGGCGTCGCCGTTCCGAGCAGCGACACGGCGGGCGCCGGCGCCGTCGCGACTTCGACGTCGCGGCGATAGCCCATTGAGTACTGGGGCGGCTTTTTCGGGGCGACCTTCGCGACGCACTTCATCGTCGCGACGCCGTCGCCGATCTTATGCGTCGTCGTCTTCACGCCGTACGTCTTCAGCACATAGGACCGCGTCGCGGAGATGCGATTGTCGAACTGCTTCAGCGTGACCTGCGCCGGGCGCTTCAGCGTGATGACGTCGCCGACCTTCGCGTTATAGAGCGACGAGAAGTCGATCTGCTGATCGCGCGGACCTGAGCCGAACTTGCTCGTCGGTTTCGCGTTCGCTGCAGGAGTCGGTGCGGGTTTCGCTTGTGGCACGGGAACATCCTTTACCGGCGTCGGTAGCGTCTGCAGATAGCTTTTGAGTTTCGTGATCCCGCCGTCGATCAGGACGCGCTTCTTCGGCGGTACATGGTCCTGCATCGAGTGCGAGATGAACTTCGTCATCAGCACGATTCGGTCGCAGCCTTTGACGAACTCCGCGGCGCGCCCGATGTCATCGCTGCGAAGGAAGCGCAGCGCGTGTCGCGGAAACTCCTGCTGCACCATCCGAACCTGTTCGGGTAACAGCCCCATGATCCCGACGTTCATCGCTCGCTCCCTGATGTTCACTCGTGTCCGCGAGTGCGCGCTGACGCTACCGCTAAACCCCGAGTCGAACTAGACGACACATGTCGGGGAAAGTGCAGCGCGCGATGAATCCCGACGTTTGTCGGCATTGACGCGTTCAGGAACATCCGGCACCGTTCGGGTCGCTTTGCAATGTGTCGACGCCGCGGACGGCGCGACACGCTAGGAGAATGGGGATATGGCCGAGCATCCGGCCGCATCGGATACGGCGCGCGACGTGATCGCCGTCACACACATTACGCACGCGCAGGCGCTCGAACCGTATGACGGGTCGAGGACGCTCCTCGCTATCGCAACGGGGACCAAGCACGAGACCGTCGACAAATGGTTTGACGACGGCCGCGCGATCCCGCTCGTGATTCAGCGTCACCTGATGTACCTGCATCGCGAGACGTACTTCCGCGAGCAGTTCGACGCACTGTATGGCGCGAACCCGGCGTCGCCCGGTGCGTTCGTCGTTCTCGAAGCGCGCGCGCAGGACCTGAAGGACAACCGCCGCCGCACGAAGGAACGCGCCGCGCAGAAGAAGCTCGACAAGGAAGACCGCGAGCGCGCGCGGAAGCCGAAGGCCGACTGATGTCGCGCAGCCGCGAAGTGATGGCGCTGACGGTCCGGCTCTGGCTGGTCCGCTGGCAGGCGCGACGCATCGTCGGGCGCGTGATCGAGAGCGATCCCTGCGCGCTCCCGCCCGGTACTGAAGGCGCACGCGCGGTCATGCGCGACGCGGTCGCGCACGGCGTCACCGATGCCGCGGAGGCGATCGCGTGGGCGGATCGCTCGGGCTTCCCGCTCGTGTACTGGCTCGGATACCTGCAGGGGATCGCCGCGTCGATGGGGCAGGAGATCGGCCGCGCGCACACGCGCCGGATGCTCTCGCTCACGGCCGAGAAGATGCCGGAAGTCTCCGAAGCTCCCGAACGGTCCCATCTGGAGGCGTAACCGTGCGAGCAGTCGTTCTCAATCCCGCCGAGCATCACGACCTGACGCCGCAGCTCCTGACCCCGCACGGGCAGTACATGCTGCGCCCGGCGTCATGGTGGAACGCGACAACCCGGCAAGAGCGCGCGCTCTACGGACACCGATCCGGGCGCTATCACTTCCCGAGCGTCGAGGTCGTCGAATGGATCGCGCGCCGCATCGAAGGCGCGCACGCGATCGAGGTCTGCGCCGGGACGGGCGACCTCGCGCGCCTGCTGGCGATCCCCGCGTTCGATAACCGGATGCAGGACCGCCCCGACATCGCGCGCGCCTACGCCGCCGCGCTGCAGCCGACGATCCCCTACGGCCCGAACGTCGAGACCGCGGACGCGAACGAGATCGTCCGCGCCGAGCAGCCCGACGTCGTCGTCGCCGCATGGATGACGCACCGCTACAACCCGGCGCGGCACGACCTCGGGGGCAACGCGTACGGCCCGGATCACATGGACCTGCTCGCGAACTGCCGCGAGCTGATCTTCATCGGGAACTCGCAGACGCACGCGACGCACCCGCTCCTGCGCCTGCGGCACGCGCTGATCCCGCTCCCGGTCTTCTCGCGCGCGCAGTCGGGCGAGGACTTCGTCGCCGTCATCACCGGGGGCCGGGCCTAGTGATGGAGGGGAAAGACGTCAGAACGACGCAGGAAGGGACGAAAAGAGAACTTCAGGGAAGAGAAGCGGCTCAGAAAGGCTTAACACCGGCCGATTACTCTCTGCAAGAGCTGGACGGCTGGAAAGGGGGCGCTACCATGCACAGCACGCAGACCGCAGCTAAACGCGGTGAAACAGGGAATCCGGACACGATGGCAAGTGAAGACGGCACGCTCTCAGGAAAGAGCGCAGACTCAGGCGACACTCAGTTCTCAGGCGCGCCCGTGAAGGATCAGCTCGCTCCGACGCATGTCGAGATGCAGCTCCGACTACCCGTCGACGTCGCCCGCTGGCAGGCCGCGGTCGCACGCGACGCCGGCGTCGACGTCTCCGAAGTGAACGCAGTCCTGCTCGCCGTCTACATGCGCGTGCAGCCCTCGCTCGACGAGGACGCGATCGAACCGGAGACAGACACGCAGCGCAAGCTCGACGCGCTGCGCGATCTGATCGAGGAAGCATTCACTGACCTCGCGCGCGACCGCTTCGACCGGGACGCGTGGCAGACCCGTCTGCTCGCCGCGGTCGAGGGCGAACCCGATCCGGGTCCTGACCCCGGCTGACGGCCTGTCAAACCCATAGCAAACCCCGAGGGCGCTCCGGCGCCCTTTTCTATGGGTTTTCTGCAGGTTTACGTCACAGATTCATCTAACGAATTGTTAGATAGTACGTCTATCGGGGCGCGGCGGAAAAAGCTACGCTCCGACGGAAACGGCCTAGACGTCCTGCAGTTTCCGGCGATTCGATGCTCCCGTGAGTTCCCGGCAGAACCCGCCAGAACCCGGAGCGATCCCTCTCCCGTCAAAACCCACAAACCCGGACCCGAACCCATGAACACGACCTCGAACCCGACCGCCGCCGCAGCTCTCGCCGACGCTATCGCACGCACGAACGAAAGCCGCGCGCGCGTGTCGGAGTTCACCGCGCCGGCCGAGGGCTACATCGTCCGCATGACCGACTCGCCGACGATGACGCTGACGACGGACGCCGAGGGCCTGACGCGCTTCGCGGCAACGTGGACGCCGTTCGTGTACGGCGCGTACGCCGCGAAGGAAACCGCACGCCGCTGGAATGCAGCGAACCCGAAGCACGCCGTCACCGTCTGCACGGCGGAAGAGTGGAAGGCGGCGCAGCTCGCCGAGTTCGACTCGACCGACGCGTTCCTCGCGGGCTACGCCAACGGCGCGGAGGGCTGAGCGATGGTCGCCTTCACGCTGACCGCGCTGCAGCTCGAAGAACTGCAGCACAAGCTCGCGATCGTCGCGTGCGAGGAGGACCTGCGCGACGGCTTCGAGCTTTCGCAGGACGAGGCCGACGACCTCGAAGCGATCTTCTACCGCGCCAAGCCGGGTCGGTTCGAGGTCACGCCGAAGCAGGCGCGCGTGATCGCCGAGGAACTGGAGAACGCGGCGCAGATATGCCGCGACAACTTCGACTGCGACGGGATCAAGGTCTACGCGTACGCGAACGCGTTCGAGCGCGTCGCCGCGACCATCAATGCACAACTGCCGGAAGCCTGACCGATGAACACCGACCGCCACGCTGTCTGTATCCCCGCGATGTTCTGGAACGATCACGCCGCGCGCGCGCCGTATGACGACGGCGACACCGGCCCGGCGTGCGAATGGCGCGGCGGCTCGCGCGTGACCGTCGTCGGGACCGTCGCCGAACTCGGTCGCCTGCTCGCCGACGCGAAGTTCTACGCCGACCGCGAAAGCATGGACGAATGCCCGCGTCGTCTCCGCGAGAGCGCGCGTCGCACCGTCGCCGCACTCGAAGCCCGCCTCGCTGACCTTCAGGACTCGAACGCATGAACACCGAAACCGCCCGCAAGACGACCGCGCCGTTCACCGAGGGGCAGGTCACGCTCTGGCTCGAAGACATCCGTCGGGGCCGCATCACCGAGCGCGTCGAGTTCTCCGCGGAGAACGACGCGCGCCTTCGCGCCCGCGTCGGGAAGCGCGGCATCGCCTTCAGCGTCTTCGTCTACAACCCGGCGACCCGCGCGCAGAAGCGCGTGAACCTCGGGACGATCAAGGCCGGGACGAAGCTCGCCCGCGAGTTCTCGGTCCGCTCGATGCTGCTCGACGCGAGCCGCCTCGTCGCCGACATCGCGCAGGACCGGCACGAGACGAACGTCGAGCGCATGGCCGGCTCGTCGATCGGCGACGCCGCGTCGCGCCGCAGCGTGACCGACCTGCTCGATCAGTACCTGACCGAGAAGCGCGTCGCCGGGCGCGCTCTGGCGCCGGCGACGGCCGACTGCTACCGCGACCAACTGCCGCGGATGCTCGGCGCCCGGATGCGTCGCCCGATCGGCGAACTGACGCAGGACGTCGTCGCCGCGCTGCAGCTCGAACGCGCTCAGGCGTCGAAGCAGGGCGCGCGGATGGCGCTCGCGGCGCTCTCGGCGGTCTGCAAGTTCTACGGGATGCCGAACCTCGCCTCGCTCGCGCGTGCCCGCGGTCAGGTCGTCGGCGACGAGGTCCGCGACGGCCGCCTCGAACTCGATCAGGCGCAGAAGCTGGCCGCGTTCTGCTGGCAGCAGGCGATGAAGGCGCCGCACACCCGGATCGGGACGAACGCGGCGATGACGGTCGTCGCGATCGCGACCGGCGCCCGCTCGCTGCTGATCCGGAACCTGCGATGGGACTGGATCGACTTCACCGCGCGGACGATCAGCGTCCCGAAGGAGTACTCGAAGGATAAGCGCGCGTATGTGCAGCCCCTGACCCCGCGCGTCGCGCAGCTCCTGCGCTCGCGTAAGCGCGCCAGCGGCTCGGCGCTCGTCTTCCCGCTGGCGTCCGACCGGACTCAGCCGGCGAAGTTCTGCGCCGCGCACCGTGCGACCCTGCCGTTCGACTGCAGCCCGCACGATGCGCGGAAGGTCTTCGCGCTCGAACTGGAAGACGTTTGTCCGGACCTGTTCGCGTCGGTCCTGATGTATCACGTCGGCGGCTCGATCCGGGCGAAGCACTACGTCGGCGCGAACCCGTGGGCGTCGATCGTGAAGAAGACCCGCCCGTATGCCGAAAAGGTCGAAGCGATCCTGCTCTCGAAGATCGACGACCCGCGCACGCTGGCGACCGTGAAGCGGTTCCATGTGGAACGTCAGGCGAAGGCGCGCGTCGCGCGTGCTGCACGCGATAACGTCACGCGTCCGCGTCGTCGCGCATCGTTGCGCGCTGCTGCATGACATGACGGCACAAACGCGACGTCGAAGGACGTCGCGAGTACATTCCGACGAACGGATGAAGCCCGCAGAAATGCGGGCTTTTTCGTGTGCTGATGTTCCCGCTACATCCCGCAGCGTCCCGTCGTCACCCGCACTTAGCGGAACGTATACGGACAACCGTCAGCACAAACGCGCGAAACGAATGACGCGGACGTTTGTCGATATTGCAGACGCGAATCAGGAAGCGCAGCGTCGCCTTCCGCACTCGTCACCGGCATCGACACATGCACGCCGCGACCGTTTCACCGCTGAAGCAGCAGAACGATCTGCAGGACGTTCCCGACTCGACACTCGACGCTGCGCCTACGGGCGACGCCGTCGACTGGGACGCGCTCGCCGACGAGGAGAACGTCGACACGCGCACCGCGGCGCGCTTCCTGAAGATGTCGCATAAGACGCTGCAGAACTGGCGACACATCAACGCCGGGCCGCGCTTCCTGAAGTACGGCCGCGGCATGGGCAGAGCCGGCCTAGTGCGTTACCGGATGGGCGACCTGCGCGCGTTCCTGCTGACGCTGGAGAACACGCCGCCCGATCTGATCCTGCCGACGAAGTCGCACACCTACATCCGGCCGCCGAAGGGGAACGCGTGAACGTGCAGACGTCGCTCGCGATCTTCGGCGTCGAGCCGGAGCCGCCGCCGCTGGCGCTCGACTTCGAGATCGCCGGCGAGCAGTTCCGCGTCGACCTCGCCGCCGTCATACACGACGGCGCGGAACGCGCGCGGCGCCCGATCGTCGCGCGTTATCTCGCCTCACATCTGCGCGCCATCGCGAACGACCTCGATGCGATCGCGTTTCACATCGACGAGGAAGACCGGGAGGACTTGGGACTATGACCCGCACGCCGACACAGACGCACTCGGACGCGTTCGCACTGGCGCGCACACGCCGCGAGCGCGGGATCGTCTCGTCGACGCTGCACGCTGAAGACGACTCGAAGGGATGGGCGGACCGCGCGCAGATGCACCTGCTGCGCTTTGCTGCACGTCGAACGACGCCGTTCACCGCGGAGCAGTTTCGCCTGCACGCATTGACGCACGGCCTCGACGCGCCGGCCGAGATGCGCGCCTTCGGCGGCGTGCTGCTGCGCGCGCTGCATAACGGCGTCGTGACCCGCGTCGGCTTCGCGCCGACGGCCGCGTCGAACGGCTCACACCGGGCGCAATACATCGGAACGGGCGCGCCGTAGCCGCACAGGTTACACACACGTTATGCACAGGTTACACACAGGCGTTCAGATTCAGATATTCCCGCACGGTCCCGGCAAAACCCGCCAGCTCCCGAAAATTGGCACGCGGCCTGCGCTTGTAAAGCTCTAAGCAATTACCACAACCGCGCACGCGAGGAAGGGCATGAAAAGCGAAAGCGAAAGCACGCACGACGCCGTCCCGGACATGCTCGAACTCGTCCGTCTTCACCGCCTCGACGAGAGCCTGCGCCAAGCCGCGACCGAGTCCATCGCACGCGCGACGCCGCGCTCGAATCGTCGCCGCCTGCGCGCTCATCTCTGGAGCCGCGTCGCATACGTCACGGTCATCGTCGTCGCGATCGCGATCCCGGTCCTCGTGCTGCTCGTGGGCGCGTATGCGGCGATCCGGTGGCTCGCATGAACCGTCAGGACCTGATGGCGCTCCAACGCGCGCAGGCGACGCCGCAGCTCGTCGCCGTGGCGATCCTCGCCGATCGCACGCGCCCGCCGTTCCTCGTCGCTGACGCGCGCGCACATAACGCACGCGAAGCCGCGGAGATCGTGTCTGCCGTGCTGCGGACGACGCACCGTCGGCGCGGACGGGACGGCGCCGGCTGGCCGTCGCTCGCGCTGACGCAGGATCACGGCGCGCTGTATCTCGAATCCGTCCATCACGCGACGCTCGATTCAATCGTGATGGTCGTGACGCGCGAGGCGGACGTGAAAGACATCGCGGCCGGGATCGCGTTCTGCGCGCCGTCGTTCGCTCTGGGGGACGCTCATGCGCTCATCTAAGCAGCCCGCGATCCCTGAGAAGACGTTCCTCCCGCTCGACTTCGACACGTTGCCCGTCTCGCTCGACTTCCTCGCGTGCGTCGCTCACGCCGCGCAGTGCGTTCACTGCGGCGCGCGCGGTGGGACGTGGCAGGTCTGCATCGACGGCAAGGTCGACGGGCGACTGCACACACTCGTCGTCACCGCGACGATGGTCCCGCGGAGCGTGAACTGATGGACGCACGCCGAGTGAATACCGGCTACCTGCTGCGCGTTCCCGCGCTCGACGAGATCGAGACGACGTTCGGATCGCTGCGCCGCGCGCTCGACATCACGGGCGGCGACATCCCGACGCTCTGCTTCTACCTCGCGAATCCTGACCGCATCGCGGACGCGCCGAGCGTCGAGTATCAGCCGAGCCGCTACGCCGACGAGCTGCGCGACCTCGCGACGCATGGCGCGGTCGTCGAGGCGTACCTGACCGCAGAGAAGCCGACGATCACCGCAGCAGCAGAAGCCGCAGGCGTCGGTCGATGGCTCGCTCGACGTCATCTCGTGAAGGCTGGACTCTGGAGCGCGCAGGCATGACGACACAACCCGATCCGCACTTCTGCGCGGCCTGCGGCGTCGCGTTCCCTGAACCGTCGCTCTGGCCCGAACTGCGCCTCGACACCCGCGAGAAAGATCACGAACTCGTCGAGCGCATCATCGAGGGGCGCGGTCTCGTGCTGGTGCGCCGCTGGCGCGAGTACGCCGTCGAACACTGGGCCGCATTCGAGTATCAGGAACTCCCGCTCGTCTTCTGCATCGACGAGGACCCGGACGCGTGAAACACCGCGGAAGCCGCGACGCGAATCATGCGGACGTCGTCTCGATGTTCGAGCGACTGGGCTGCACGGTCGCCGACACGGCGTTCGCTGGCGTTCCGAACTGGCCCGACCTCGTCGTCGGATGCGTCGGCGTGAATCATCTCGTCGAGATCAAAAACCCCGACACGCGCTACGGCCGCGCCGGGCTGAATCCCGGTCAGTCCGCGTTCGCGCGCGATTGGCGCGGCGGCGCGATCGAGGTCGTCGAGAGCGTCGAGGATGCGGTGACGCTCGTCATGTCATGGCGCGCGCATGTCAGGAGCGCGCACGCATGACCGCGCGCCGTTTCAGCTCCGGCGACCTCGCGCTCGCGTTCTCGTTCGGGACGCTGTTCGGCGTCGTCTTCTCGATCGTCGTGAACCTGCTCGCGGCGGCCGTCTTCCCGTGAGGAATCTATGACCCGTGACCTATGGCTGCAGCGGTTCGCCGAGTACATGGTCGGTGTCTCAGGCGTGCAACGTGACGAGGCCGACTTCGAGGCCGATCAATCCGCGCGCGATCAGGCGACGACGTTCGGCGACGATCCCGCGTACTGGACCGCGCCCGAGGCCGCCGCGCGTGTCGCGATGGGCGACTGGCGGAACCTCCTGATCCCCAAACCCGAGAGCGCGCGCGATGTCGGCGACGACGCGTCCGCATAAGGCGACCGACCCGTTCTATCTCTCGCAGGACTGGCGCGATGTACGCGGTCAGGTTCTGCGGCGTGACCGTTACGCGTGCGTCTGGTGCGGGCGCTCAGTGCGCGCGCGTGGCTGGTCCCGTGTCGATCACATCGAGCCGAGGAAGCGTCGGCCTGAGCTGGCCCTCGTCCTCTCCAACCTTCGCACGCTCTGCAAGTTATGCGACGCGAAACGTCACGCCGAGAAAGGTCGCAAGGGAAACCCCGAGGACTTCGGCGCCCGAGCAGATGGACAACCGCGCGACCCCGCGCACTGGTGGAACCGTGAGCCTTAACCGTTCGATGTCCTGCCGTTGCCCGTACTGCGGACACGGCGAGGACGCACCGACTCGATCAGTCGATCCCCAGTGGCAGGCGCTACGCCAGCGCGCGCAACGCTCGGACCTCGCGTCTATCCCCGTGCAGGCGCGCGTCGTCGCCGCGCTCGTCGATGCAGCGGTCGAAGGGATCGAGGCACGCGCCCGACTCGATCGACTGCGACGAAGCATGTGATCGCCAGCGAAAAACCGGCGGGGACATGCCGGGGGGGGATGCAGGGCGAAGTCTGAACGACCTTCGCTACCGCAGCCCTACCCGCCGAAGCATTAAGAATCGACGAAAAACGATGACGACGGTCGCGGTATGCCCGTGAAAACGCCGGAATAACGAGGGAGAACCGGGATATGACGAGGAAAGGAAGGCCGACGAAGGACCCGAGCGAGCGGCGCCTGAACGTGCAGGTCGCACCGCCTGCAGACCTCGACGCGCATCGCCTCGCACTCTGGAATCGCGAGTTCGCGCGGATGCCCGCGGGCTACTTCACGCCGACGGACGTCCGCGGGATGCTGCTCTATCTCGACGCGATCGACATGTATGACCGCGCCCGGAACGAACTCGCCGAAGCCGACGCGAACGGCGAGGACAACCTGCGGCCGTACCGGAAAGAAGTCCGGCTCGCGTTCGCTGCAGTCCATCGCCTGCAGCGTGACCTGCGGATGTATCCGGCGACGCGCACGCTCCGCGAGGTTCACGGCGTCCTCGCCAACAATCCGACCGCGCAGTCGACGCAACCGGGCGAGGACGGCTGGCGCGGACTCTTCGCGGTTCCCTCGACGAGCGCGAAGACCGCGAAGAAGTAAGGGGCTGTCGTGGCAGTGGCGACGCGCGCCGTATCTGTTCGCCGGCCGCGACGTCGCCGCCCGACGCAGCTCGCGCGCGAGGTCGTCGCGTTCGCCGAACGTCTGCGCGTTCCCGAGGGCGAGCATGTCGGGCGCCCGCTGCTGCTGATGCCGTTTCAGCTCGACTTCATCACCGACGCGTTCCGCGGTGGCGTGCGTCGCGCGATCCTCTCGGTCGCGCGCCGGAACACGAAGACGGCGACCGTCGCGATCATCGTCCTCGCCGCGCTCGCCGGTCCGCTGATGGTCGAGAACTCGCTCGTCCTGAGCGCGGCGCGGTCACGTCAGCAGGCGTCGGTCGTCTTCGAGTACGCGAAGAAGATGATCCGCGCGAGCGGACTCGCGCAACACTTCACGATCCGCGACGCGGCGAAGGAAATCGTCTGTCCTCGGTTCGGGACGACGTACCGCGCGATCAGTGCAGAAGCGACGACGGCCGTCGGTTACGGCGTGCGTCTCTGCATTCACGACGAACTCGGTCAGGTCGAAGGACCCGACGACGCGCTCTTCAATGCGTTAACGACGGCGATGGGGTCCTATGCCGATTCGCTCGAAATCATCATTTCGACGCAGGCGGCGAACGACGACGACCTGTTCTCGATCCTGATCGACGACGCACTGAAGGCGGACGACCCGGCGATCATCTGTCACTTACACGCGGCGCCGAAAGACTGCGCGCTCGGTGACGTGAAAGCGTGGGAGATCGCGAACCCGGCGATGAAGTACGGCGTCCGCGATCGCGCGGACCTCGAACGTCAGGCGGCGGAAGCGGCGCGCCTGCCGTCGCGCGAGGCCGCGTTCCGGAATTTCATCCTGAATCAGCGCGTCCGCGCGGTCGAGCACTTCATCCCGCCCGCGCTCTGGGATGCCTGCAGCGGTCCCGTCGACGACGACGCGTTCGCGGTCGGCCCCGTTTTCGGCGGTCTCGATCTGTCCGCGCGTCACGACCTGACCGCGCTCGCACTCGTCGCGCAGGATCGCGAGGGACGCTGGCAGACGCGCCTGCATTTATGGACACCGGCGGACACGATCGAAGACCGCGAGCGCACCGACCGCGCGCCCTATTCCGTGTGGATCAAGCAGGGCCTCATCGAGACGATGCCCGGCTCGATGATCGACTATGCACACCTCTCCGAACGTCTCGGCGAAATCTGCAGCGCGCTCCCGATGGGGACGATCATGTTCGACCGCTGGCGGATCGCCGAGCTGCGGCTGCAGCTCGCGAAGATCGGCGTCGCGCTTCCGCTCGTCGAGATGGGTCAGGGCTTCAAGGACTTCACGACCGCCGTCGATGCGATGGAGACGGCGGTACTGAACGGCAACCTGCGACACGGCGCGCACCCGGTCCTGCGCTGGTCCGTCGCGAACGTCGCGATCAGCCGGGATCACGCCGGGAATCGCAAGTTCGATAAGCGGCTGCGGACGCGCCGCATCGACCCGGCCGTCGCGCTGGCGATGGCGCTCCGCGGCGCGACGCAGCCCTCGGGCGTCGCCGACATCGCGTCGATGATCGGATAAGCCGGGCCGGGTCACGACTTCACGCGGGCGCGGGCGGCGACAATGGGCGCCCATGTTCCCGAGTTCACCCGATGCGCGTCCGTCCTGCCGCTTCCCTGATCGTCCTCGCGCTGCTCGCATCGCCCGCGTATGCGAGCGAGAGCGGTGACGCTGCACTCTCGCTCGGTCAGTCGATCGACCTGATCGCGCAACGCGTCGCCAGCCGGGCGCACGAGCTGAAGCTTCGCGATGACACGACGCAGGCCGACGTCGATCGCTTCGCGAGCGGGTCTGCGGAAGCGGTCGGATGTTCGCGCGCCGCGACGCTGGAGTTCGAGCAGATCAGCGGCGAGGTCGTCGCGCATACGCTCTCGGATGCGGACGCCGCGACGCGCGTGAACCTCGCGCATGGACGCCTCGGCGACTGCATGAAGGGCGTCGCGATGTAGCCCGAAGATCGCGAAGATCGCGCTCCTGCGAGTGCGCCACCTTCGCCACCTTCGACCGACCGCGCTCCGGCGCGGTTTTTTTTGCCTGCGCCTAGCACGCGAAACGCAGGGGCAGTTATGTACCTGCGCCGCCTAGCACGCGCGACGAACGGGCGGACGGGATTCGGGACTGTAGGGGGGTCGAGTCCCGCGTACGCGGAACTGTAGGGGGGTTATTTCCGCGGTTAGGCGCCTAACCGCGGGCGCGTTTCGCATGTCCTCTTTAGCTCCTGGCCTCGCCCGAATCGTCCCGGATGTTTCGTTGAGGATTGAGCGCGCACGGCGCACGCTTGCACGATGCCGACGCGCCCGCCTGAGTTCGAT